GGTGAGGCCTCGGGTGTGAAGTGGGAAAGCAGGCGGCTACACCGCGATGGGCGCGCCCTGGCCGGCAAGGGTGGCTGAGAAGGTGACGACGTCCGTGGAACTGCGGCCCTCCTCGTAGGACGTCACCTTCACCGGGTAGCGGAAGCCTTGCGTGCCCATGGGGGCCGTCTCGTCCTCCACGATGGTGAAGAAGACGGTGGCGTCGGTCTCGAAGGCGTCACGCAGCACTTGTTGGGGCGCGCTGCCCTTGAAGACGTGGCCGGAGAGCGGAATGGAGAAGGACTTCCAGGTGCCCTTTGTGCGCTTGTACCCGTCACCGCCGAAGTAGTTGGCGTCCACGGTGTCCTTCGCGCGGTTGACGGGCGCCTCCAGCACGCCGTCCAGCGCGTCCGCTTCCACGGGCGCGGTGTCGGTGGCGCGGATGTAGAGCTTGTCGAAGAAGGCCTCTCGGGGTTCGGGCATGGTGGTGGTTCCAGTCAGTGGGAGGGAAAGCGCTGCGCCAGGAAGTCCTTCAGGACGGCAGCAACGCGGCGACGAGCGCTGCCCCGAGCGCGACGGAAGGACTTGCGAAGAAAGTGCGGCGGCGGATTGAAAAGCTGCGCGCCCCAGTGCCAGCCTTCATGAATGGGGCCGGCGGCCGGGTGCACGTAGCCTGCCGTCCACGTCGTGGAGAGGCGCTGGCTCAGGTTGTGGAGGGGGCCGCTCAAGAAGGCGCTATCGCGCAGGTGGCCCTCGCCCACTGGCACGAGGAAGAGGGAGTAATCCAGCGCGAGGCGGGCAATGTCCCGGCAGGGCGCATCCAGCGCACGCAGCACTTTGGCGGGAGAGCGGCGCAGGCGCTCCAGCCTCACCACATCAACTCTGAGTCGGACGGGCATCTACTACTTCTATGGGGGTGCTCTCCGCAACTGGCGCATCAGTGAGCCCCAAGCAACAAGGCAGCTTTAACTTCCCGTTATAATGGGGGTGTACGAGCGGACACTGAACCTACGAGACTGACCACAAATGCCAACCTCACACCCCTACTCACCTGATCACCCAATTACAAGTCACAAAGAAGACAAACTAAATCGTTCTCCCTTCGCCCAGCGAATAGCGGACACCATTGCCGAAAGGCTCGATCCAAGCCCGCTGGTCATTGGACTAAACGGCGTCTGGGGTGACGGAAAAACATCGACGCTCCAACTGATCGAAGAACGCCTCTCAACAAGAGGCGATGTAATCTGCGTCAAATTCAACCCCTGGTATTTCGAAAATGAGGAAAAGCTTCTTCGAGGCTTTTTCTCCAACCTCTCAACGGCTCTCGGCAAGTCACTCAGCACCCGGAAAGAGGCCGCAGGAGAAATCATAAGCAAGTACAGCTGGATATTATCGTTCGCATCAACAACACTGACGCTAGACAAGGACACATCAATACAGTCAAATCCCGGAGAAGCAGCCAAGCAACTAGGCCAGCAACTGTCCACAGTGGAACTACCGGCGCTAAGAAGCAGACTGGAGTCAATCCTTCGTGAAGAAGGGAAACGGATTGTCGTCTTCATCGACGACATCGATCGCCTCGATCGCAGCGAAATCCAGTCAATCTTCAGACTCGTCAAGCTCTCGGCCGGGTTTGAAAGAACAACATACCTTCTCGCATTCGATGAAGCCATCGTCTCGGCTTCGCTTGGAGAAAGATACGCCCAAGGCGGAGCACAAGCCGGCCGCGACTTCCTCGACAAGATAATTCAAGTCCCACTTCGACTCCCACCAGCAGACAAGCTCTCACTGAGGGATATCATTTTCTCGGGGATCAATGAAGCAATTGAATTGGCAGGAATAGAAGACATCAAGGACGAAGATATCCAATCCTTCCATATCGCTTTTCGTGAAGGACTTGAGCCCCACATTACAACCCCCCGCAAAGCAAACTTATTCAAGAACACACTGTCCTTCGCCCTCCCTATACTTAAAGGCGAAGTACATCCGATCGATCAAATATTAATCGAAGGCATCCGCATCTTCCTTCCAGGCCTCTATTCAGCAATCCTAGAAAACGAAAGCTCTTTCCTCGACAGTTCAGAGCGGCGCTCCAGGGAAGACGCACACAAGAAGCGCCTGCTTGAGATCATCAACAATGCACTCCCATCAATAAACGAAGCAGGTCGCGAAAAGATAAGGCGTGGCCTCTTGGAAAGAATTTTCCCCCAACTTCAATCGGTTTTCGGCAACATCTTCTGGGGAGACAGCAGGCAAGATGCCTGGGAAAAAGAGCAGCGGATATGCTCTCGGCAGTACTTTCATCGATACTTCTCATACGCAATTCCAAGTGGAGACGTGTCAGACAGATTCATATCAAATATCATAAAAATTGCAGGAAAACAGCCGGCCGACACCATAAGCAAGTCCATGCTTGAACTGGGCGCCCGAGGAGCCGACCGCCTAATTGACAAGCTAAACTCAGTCGTAGACGAACTGGACGAAGTCGAAGCCCTAAATATCGCAGAGGCGGTCGCCCAATGTGGATCCGTGTTGGCCAGCCAAAACACAGCCCACCATCCGCTCTCCACTGCCTCGCAAGCCGGGATTCTTGTCTACAACCTCCTAAAGAAATCCCCCAATGGCAACCGACGAAAGATCGCAGCCCAAAAAGTATTGCGAACCGCAGAGCCAATCATATTTGCGGTCGAATGCTTTCGATGGATAAGCCACAACAGCGAAACGCCTCTGGAAGATCGAATTCTTGATGACGCCGGACTATCCGAATCCGGCAAGATTGTCGCAGAACGAATAAGCAACGAGGCCAAGGGCGATAAACTTTGGATAAAATACCCAAACCATACGGGCTCGCTCTTCTTCTTCTGGAAGACCTACGGAAATCCCGAAGAGCCAACGCTACACCTGCGAGAACACTTCAAGGCAGACCACAAAAGAGCCACCGAGTTTATTCAGGCCTATATGCCAACAGCATTTCTGATCATGTCCGGAATACTAAGAAAATCAGAACTCAACCTGAATGCCTATAAATCCATCAAGAGCGTCTTTGACCCGGACGAACTAATCTATTTCCTTAAAATGACGCACGGGGCTGATATCGATCACTCCTCCACATCAAGAGCATCCGAGTCTCCAGAAAGGAGTGCTGCAGTTCAATTCGTCCGTATTCACAAAGCAGCGGCCACAGGTGCCGAAGACAACGACGAGGACGCAGATGAGACTGAAACTTGAGGGCCATGTAAATCCAATCCACAAATGCTTAAATATTAACCATGACGAAGAATCCAATTATCACATTAAACACCCAACAATGCCGGTCTGCGCCATCTGTCCCCAAATAGGCCGGTGCGCTTCCCTCCGCGCGTACAACAGAGCAAGAGGCGAGTGCCTCCAGGTGGAGGGCACTAAAGACAGCCTGAGCGAGTCGCTGCCCGCCCTCGAAGTCCTCCCGTGCTGAACGCACTCGCACCTGACAGCCTGGCGCAATGTACGCCGCGCGGCGCAGCCCCATGTACGCCTGTGGTCCCGCGCCGCCTGTCGCCAACAGGGCCACGGCCCGGTCCGGCACTTCGCCGTCGGCCTCAGGCATCGGAGCCGTGAAAAGGTTTGCACTTGTAGCTGGAGCGCGCATCAACCCTATGCCTGCTGCCTCCAATACATCCGCGAGTTCCAAAGCGATGTCACGCATCAGAACCACACCTTACGGAAACGCACCGCACCCGATCCGTCCACTGACTCGTCCACGGCTACGGGGCGCCGCGCACGGTTGAAGTCCGCGACGTCCTCACCCGGCAACCAGACACGGTGCTGTAGGGTGACTGGCGCGTCCGTGTAGACAACATGCGCAGCTAGGTGCTCGTTACCATTGGCGTCGCGGATGAGACGCCGGAATGGCTGCACGCGCGCCCGCGTCGTCAATTGGGGCCCGAGCGTCGGCTTGCCGTAGGCGTCTCGTCCCGTCAGAACGGCATAGGTGATCAACTGACGGAAGGTGTCCGAAGGTGAGGCCATCAGATCACCCGGTGAATGACGTAGGGCGCGAGCAACGCCTGCGCGACACCAGGGATAGGACTCTTGCCCTCAGCCTTCGCGGCAAAGTAGCTCACCGACCAATCCCCGATGGACTCGCTGGCGACCATCGCGTCCACACCGCGCGAGCGGTACAGCTGCACTGCCGTGAGAACGGTGGCCTCCTGCACGTCCTCCGGCAACGTCACCACGCGCGACGCATCCAGGGCCCGCTGCCCCGGCGTCACGAAGCCTCCGTCGTAGACGACGCGGATGCCCTCCTCGCTGCCCTGGAAGCTGTCTACCACCTCCACCACCAGCCCTCCCGAGCGCGCCGTCTCCCGCCAAGCTCCGCGCCTGCGGTACAGCATGCCGGCGTCCGCCAGCTTCCCAAGGCTCTCGTACTCCTCAGCCGGAACGAAGGCACCGCCCTCCCAGACGCCCACCACCAGGACAACGGGCGGGCGCTCCAGCAGCAGCAATGGGCGCCCGTAGCCAGCCGGGTATTCCACGAGCCCCTGGCCGTGCTCGAAGACCCGGCCGCAGTAGCCAGCAACGGCCCGGCTCGCCGCCGTGACGAGCGACTCCAGACGCGGCGTCACCGCTACGCCCAGGTCATCCGCCACGGTGGCAGCCAGGCACAGGTCAGCAGGATGCGCCATGGCGTCACACCGGCAGCGTCATGGCGCCGCCGAAGACGATGAAGGCGCACGCCTGGAGGCTGGGCGAAGTCCCGCCCGTCAGCGTCGTGGCCTCCGCAACGCGGATGAACCGCTTCGCCGCGCCGAGGTCCACGTCCTTCTCCGCGAAGGTGTTCGCCGCAGCCAGTTGCACGGAGGCCGAACCCGGTCCGGCCGGCACGAAGTCCGTCCAGGCGTCATCCGCTCCATTGTCGCTGGAGTGCTGGAGTTTCACCTCGTAGCCCTGCGCGGTGGGGCTGCCCGTTACCGCTCCCGTGGCCGCAACGAGGACGCAGCTCTCCCCCAGGACGAGCCGATCATAGCCCTGCCCCTGGCGAGTTCCGGCAGGCGTCGCGGCGGGCGGCGTGCCCAGGCGAGCGGCGATGAAGGTGCCAATCTGACTGATGTGCGGTGCGCTCATAGTGTCCTTTCGTGGGGCGTCGCCCCGTCAGTTGCTGCCCCAGCTCAGGTCCTTCACCACGACGCCGGACTGCCGGTGGCGCATGGCCAAGTCATGCTTGGTGATGGCACGCAGCACCGTCTGGTCCGTGGAGATGCCGGACACCAGATGCCCGCCGCGCGTGAAGGCTCCGTTGGGGAAGACTTCGATTTCCAGCGCCATGGACTCGCCGATGAGAACCTCGGCCATGTCTACGAGATACAGCTCCGAGCAGTTCTTGCCCGAGCCCAGCGTCTCCGGAATCTGGTTGGTGACGAAGAAGGGCACGTTGCGCAGCGTGCCGCGCTCCACCATCTCCCGCTCCAGGGCGTTGGTGCCCTCTCCGCCAGGACCCGGAGCATCGAGAATGGCCGTCTCCGCGTTGGGGGACATCAGCCACACCGGCTGCACCATGGGCACGTTGGCCTTCTTCAGCTTCTTCTTCGCCTTGTTCAGCTCCTTCTTCATCTCGCCCAACGTGGGCGCGCCCGCCGTGGCCACCGTCTCCGCGTAGACGTGGGCCGCGTCCACCTGGTTGCGGATGCCGCGCGGCTCCAGCTGCGTGCCGCTGCCTCGCAGGAAGGCCATGTCCTCCCGCAGAGCCATGACGTTCAGCAGGTCGTTGCGGATGAACTCCTCGGCGTTGATGGACGCGTTGCGGATGAGGTCGTTGGGCACTGCCGTCAGCGCCGTGAGCTTCTTCTCGGACAGGGACACCGTGTCCGTGCCCGGCTCCGACTCCTGGATGGTGCTCGTCTCGCCGCCGTAGAAGGCCGTGCCCGTGCTGGACTGCCGGTCGAAGGTGAGCGAGGCCCCGATGGGGATGACGCGGGCGCCGGCCTGTCGCACCACGGCCTTGTGGCGCAGCAGCTCGATGAACTCGGAGGCGAACTGGGGATGCACCAGGGAGCCCATGCCCGAGTAGTTGCCCTGGGAGAGGGCCTTGCTCACCACCTCGTCGCCCCAGCCCTTCAGCACGTCCACCACGTTGCGCCCTTCCATGCGCGCGACGGCCTTCGCCTTCACGAAGCGGATGAGGTTGAGGCCCGTGCCCTCCGTCATGTGCTTGCCGGTAATGGGCGAGCGGCGCGGTTCCTCGGGCGCGGTCTCGGCCGCCTTGGAGCCCAGCAGGGCCGCATAGCTGTCGCGGTGCCCCTTGGACTGCTCCACCAGTTGCGCGGCCACCAGCGGGCCCAGCGACTTCGCCATCTCCTGCATCTGCTCGGGGGTCATGCCTTCTCCTGGAGGTGCTGAAACAGGGCCCGCGCCGTGTGAGCGGCAAGGGCGTGGGTGTCGGACTCGGAAAGGGAGGGAGGTGCGGCGGGCGGCGTGGCCTTGCGCTTCTTCCGCGACGTGCGGCCCAGCGCCTTCACCACCGCGTCCGCGATGTCGCGAATGAGGGCGGCGCGCTCGTCGGAGTGCTTCTTCAGCCGCACCGCGCGCTGGTTGCCGGGAATCGTGACGACGGAGATTTCGAGAAGCTCCTGCTCGTCGCAGTCGTAACCGCCGCGCTCATTCTCGTGGTAGCGCAGCATGCGGTAGCGCACGCTCACCGCGTTAAGGATGCCCTTCTCCACCTTGGACTCGACGCGTCGGGCAAACTCATCGTCTTGGTCGAACTCGATGTCCACCAAGAGTGCGTCGCCCTGCACGTAGGCGCGGCCCTTGCCGATGGGCAGGACGTCCGTGCGGCCCGCGCCGAACAGCCCGCCAGAGCTATCGTCGTGCATGTAGAGGACGACGGGATTGGCGGCGTATGCATCGAGCCGCCAGCCCTGGATGGACAGCCGGTCATTGTAGCGGTCGAAGTCGGCGTCGTTCGCACGGAAGGTGAAGACCTTTGGCTGGCCCTCAACAGGTGACGGCGCATCCTGCTGAGCGACAAGGCGACGAGTTCTTGAAAGAGGTGCAGGCATTCACCTTTTCAATGGGGGCAGTATTAGAACTCCCCAAGAGCAAGCCCAATCCCCCCAGACAACGAGCCCGCTGGAAGCAGCCCTTCGCCAATACCACTGGTATATTGGCGCCCCAACACAACACAGGGTCAATCCAACCCCACCGCAAACATCACTTACGCAGATTATGTATCCATGCTTCTCGCCATTACTAGGCCTGATTGACTTTCGTACGTCGCTCTTATTTCATCGAGCAATGACCAGACCGACCGCTCTGATCCTCACTGCGTCACTGCTAACCAGCGCATGCTTCGGGCATATTCCTCCTGAAGGCACTCAAGTGACGATGCCTCCCACAGAGACAACTCCACCGTCACGCGCCAAACAAGAGGTTGCTGCTCCCCCCGCGACAGGCAATAAGGCAGTCGACGAGGCACAGGCTTTTGTTTCGGACGCCTTCAACCATTGCGATAATGTCACCCTCAACACTGCATACCAGCAACTACTGATCACGAAGATTGCAACAAGAAGGAAAAACCTTGGACTTCTTGCAACAACAATAGTTGGCGTCGCCGGCAGCATTGTTACCGCAGCCCTCCTTGGATCCAAGGCAGCCAGCGACGGGAATTCAGAGAAGGCCACCATTGTCGGGGCAAGCTCAGCAGGCGCGACAGCAATCACAGGCGTAGTCTCTATCTTTATCGTTGGCAGCGGAGCAGACGATCGCGTCAAGCAGATGTCAGACAACAAAAACCGAATCGACCAGGAGGTCGACGACCTCTCGAACTCGTGCAAAGATATCAACGCCAACAACGCAGCCCAGTGCACACAAAAAGCTAAACGCGTTAAGAATCGCTGCGGAATCGCAGAGACTCAGCTACCCTACGAAGTCGAAAACCAGCCCTCATTCCTACCGACCAACTAGCCATTAGATGCCATCCGATTTTTAGTGTGGGCTGGCTTGGGATTATGGAGCTACTTGTCCCGGCATGGGCAACGGATAGCCCTGCCGGTTAGAGTCCGGTTCGAATCCAGCCAATGCTCGCCACTCGTCATAGCTAAAGGCCTCCGGCATGGCGCTCATGACGCGTAACTGGTGCTCGCGGTCCGCCGGCACAGGGCTGTCGTAGTCAAGAATGGCATCCGCGCCGCCGAACAGAGGCATCAGCCGCATCTGGTACTCGGTACGGAGGAACTCCATGCGCGGGAGCGTCGCCTGCTCGGCGAGGTTCTCCCGCGCCGCGAAGGCAGTCGCCTTGTTCGAGCTGGAGATGTCGCCCACGATTTCGGGCGGGACTCGAAACGTCATCCTCACGAAGTCCATGAGGAACTTCCGCAATTCCACCAACTGCATGTCGCGGAAGCTGGTGTCCAGGCGCGCGAACGTGACCCGGCCGCTGGTGAGCAGCAGCTTGCCCGCCTTGTCCGGCCCCTGATGCTCGCGGGCCAGCGACTCCTTGAAGGCCTTCGCCCCTGCGCTGTTCGCATCCGTCAGCCCCTCGATGGATGCGATGGCTGGCGGAAGCATGTTGTTCCAGAAGCTCGCCCGGAGGAACCGCGCCACGAACTCGTCCGTGTCCAGTTCGTCCCCAAGCGCGAAGGCGGGACCGACTCCTCGCCCAAGCGGATCCTCCGGGTCCAGGTTTCGCAGATGGAGCACATCCGCCGCTGGAATCTCCCGCATCACGCCGCCCACGGCGACCGTGAAGGTCCGCAGTTCACGCGGGACGTCCATCGCAGGCAGCCGAGTGACGAGGTTCGGAGGCACCGGCCAGAATCCCACCGGGAAGCCCGCCACACGTTCCAGCACCAAGAATGCCTCGCCGACCAGGTCCAAGTACACCTGCACCAGCTTTGTGACTGAGCGGCCCGTCAGGTAGTCGTTCGGGTCCGCGAGCATCCGAAGAATTGGATGGTCCGGCACCTCCTGGACTTCGCCCGCGTCCAGCATGGACTTCAACCGCATGGCGCGGACCTCGCGCGTCGCGCTGCGAAGGGCGTAGTCCTTCACCGGCTGGCCCTCCCGCGAGACGCGCCGGTACACACGCCAGTTCACCCCGGCCACAGAGTCCGCGACCACGTCCACAATCGCCCGGAGCCAGGGCATTTCGCGGTACGCCGCCAGTAGTTGCGAGGTGCCTCGGCGCGGCGGCGCCTGCTGCCAGCGCGCCAGCTCCAGCCCCGTTCCCTGTCGCGGAGGACGCGCCACCGCCGCCTTCATCCGGTCCCACAATCCCAAGACACGCCTCACAGGCAGAAGAAAGAGTCAGCGAAGACCAGCTCATGTGTGCCCCACAAAAGGGCATCGACGCGGTCATCGCGGCGGCCGTTGATGCCGCTGAATTTGGCGAGCTGCGCCTCCAGCTTCGGGAAGCTGCCCACCAGCTCGATGCGCCCGGTCTCCGCCAGGGCGCTCACCGGCTCGGCGCGCTTCGACTTCGCCTCCCGAGCACGCACCGGCTTCACGTTGACGTGGACGCCCATCTCCGAGGCCACCGTCTGGATGGTCGTCTCCACCATCTCCCCGCCTGAGTTCACCTCCGCAACCAGGGCGTCACAGCCGAAGGCCAGGTACTCTCGGATTGCGGCTGCGGCCCACTCACGCGGAGAGCCCCGGAAGCTTGCGTCCTTGAGCACCGACACGCGCTTGAGCGGCGCGCCATCCGTCCCGACAAGCGGACTGCTTCTCACGCCCTGGACCACAATGCCCGTCTCGTCCGAGCCCGTCTCGCTGGTGGGCGCTGGGTCCACGGACACGATGCGCCGGTCCAGGCCGCGCGCGTATTCGTGGGCATCCGCTTCCACCCTGCCCCACTTCGCCGAGCCAAAGATGGCGCCTGGCACGTCCATCAGCAGCCGGCCCAGGACCTCCTGCTGGCCCCAGCGCGTGTGCATGAGGGCGCGCATGGTGGCGACGGCGCTGGGCGCCAGGTTGGCGCGGTTGGCCAGCGACGAGCCCGTCCGCAGCACCACTCCCGGCCGCAGCGTCTTCGCTTCCGCATCCGCGAAGAGCAGCTCCTCCAGCTTCCGCAACGGCCTGGGTGTCCCGGTAAGCAGCAACTGAGGCGGGTGCGCGACGGTGCCGATGCGCAGCACCATGGGGAGCTGGTCCAAGGCCGCCATCTCATGCTTCCACGAGGCGGGCTCGTCGCCCCAAGCCCAGCCGCAGTTTGGGCCGCGCAGCCGGTCTGGCTTATCCGCCGAGTAGCAGATGGCATAGACACCGTTGGGCCACGTCACCCGGCGCTTGCTGGGCTCGTAGACGGGCATGAACCAGGGCGGCGACAAGGCCAGGATGCCGCTGGTGCCACGGATCATCGTGTCGCGCACGTCAGCCGCAGTGGGTCCGATGAGGGCACCGATGGACTTCGCTTCCCGGGCCTTCTGAATCACCCACCGGGCCCCGCTCCACGTCTTCCCGAAGCCCCTGCCAGCCATGATGAAGCAGGTGGAGAACGACGCCGGGGGCACCTGTTCTCGCCGCGCCCAGAAGTCCAGGTCGTGGACGAGCGTTTCCACCTCGGGATGGGTCATCCGCCCGAAGAGGCGCGCGAGGCCCTGGCGGGTGCCGGCCTGGCGCACCATGAAGGCTGCTGGGGACTCGTCTGGGGCGAGTTGCTCCAGCATCCCCGCGAAGGGCAGGCGCTCACGGCGCATCGTCGCCCCCGCTGCTGCTGGCCCCCGCCGTCGCTTCGGGAGCGTCCGGCAGCAGGCGGCCCAGCCGGTCCATCAGCAACTCGCGCAGCGCGCGCTCGTCGGCGGCCTTGTCCTCGGGCGCCACCTCCGAGACGTTGTCCCGCCTCCCGTACAACTCCGGGAAGCGCCGCGACAGGAGCCACTGCACGTGCTTCGGGTTGTGCGCGGCAGCCGCCATCAGCATTTCCGTGGCGGACTGCATGAAGCGCGCTTCCGCAGCGCTCACCGCGAGGAAAAACTCGTGGAAGCGGCCCCGTTCCTCTCCCGCACCGCGATGAATCCAGCGCGAAAGCGTGTGCTCGTTCACGCCAACGAGGCCTGCCACTGCGCGACGGAAGAGGCCGCGCTCCAGGTGGCCGCAAATCTCGGCCTGAAGTTCAGGGGTTAGCTTTGAGGGAGGTGCCAT